GCTGTAGTATGTGGGACTGATCCCTCAGATGGTAAGTTCTTCGTTGCAACTAAGTCGGCATTTGCTAAGTCTCCCAAGTTAATCAAATCAGAGTCTGATGCAACTACTCTGTATGATGGACAGTTGTCTCAGAAACTTCAACTTGCGTATCGATATTTCTCTCAACTTGGTATCGATGGTGTCATTCAAGGAGACTTGATGTTCACTGATGACAAATCATATCGTAACATCGATGGTAATGAATTCATCACATTCAGACCGAATACTATTACCTATGCAGTCAATCGAGAAAGCGAGTTAGGCAAACTGATCGACAATGCAAAGATTGGTATTGTATTCCACACCAAGTACACCGGAAATAGTTTATTAGAGATGACATCATCTTTTGACCTAGACATCACCAGACTGAATAAATCTAGAGATGTCTGGTTCCAAAGTGCAGACTTTCAGGATGTCAGTGGAATTGCTGGCATGAATCGTACAGAAAAGTCTAAGTATGATTCTGCGGTTAATCTCGCAGAAGGTAGTCTTCGTCAGTGTAGTCGATTCTTAGAACAGTTGATGCAACCCATCGATGGAAATAGTCTTGCGGAGATGGCCAAGACTTTCTTCAATCAGTATGTGAAAGTTGGTGATGAGATTCCCAATGTAAATGCAGCGATGGAAGACTTGGTTAAGTTCATCGTAATTGAAATGAACAAGAAGATCGATAAGGTGAAGACTGAAAGTTCCAAGGATAAGTATCGTCAACAACTACATAATCTTCTCCAGTTCCTCAAACAGAACGAACGTAATCTATATTATGTGATTGCATCATATAAGAGTCTTCAGTCTGCTAAGAACATTATTATCAATAAACTCAAGAGAGTATCGGATGTAGGTACATTCATTGAGAAGGATGGCGGACTGGAAGCGACTAGTCCGGAAGGTTTCATGGCAATTCAGGAACAATGGGCCACTAAACTGGTGGACCGTCTAGAGTTCTCGAAGAATAACTTCACAGTGCCTAAGAATTTCGGTAGAGAATCCTCTAAATAGAGTAGACACTATAACTGGTGGTTCCATGAAGACTTATCGAGAATTCATAGAAGAATCTAAGCAGTTTGTTCCCGATGGTTATCGATGGGACAATAAACTGAAAATCTTCGTACCAAAGAAGCAGAAGACTCACAATGCACCACATCCGGAAGATGAAACATCGGAGAATGATGCTAGTCCTACGAATGGTCCTGCGTATGCGTCCTGGGGTAGTTCAGGCTACGACGGTGGATACGCAATTGCATCTTCGAACATCTAGGAGGAACGATATATGAAACGATTCCTAGATTTATATGAAGCAGACAAATCATCAACAGACGCTCATCGTCTTGGACTTAAATATGTAGGGTTCGGCCGATGGGCGGATTCCACCGGTAAAATTGCGTATAAGACAGTAGACAATGGCAAACCATCTGAAAGATTGGAGAAAATAGAAGACACAGAGGAAGAAGAACCAGCAGATACTGATAGAAGTAAGGAAGATAAATCACTAGATGTAAGTAATAAAGAAGATAAAGAATCAAAGAAACAAAAGATAGTTGATACTATCGTGAGCGGTACGGCAGAGAAAGCAAAGAGGGATCCTGATAGAAAATGGCGAGCAGGACCAGACGGTGATACTATGGCGGAAAGAGCATACCTGACATTTCGACAATTCATATCAGAAGGTGAAGGGAATCCCACTCCTGGGGGACCACAACAGACACCAGACCAGAAGGCAAAACAAATGGGACTACAGTCCGATGGTCATGGTGGGTACATTGATGCGAATGGTCAACTTGTAGCCAGAACAGTAAATGGTGAACTGGTATTTCTTGATGCTAAGGGAGGCGTCACGGATGATAGTTCCACCTCAGCTGAGAAACAACTACCATCACACACCGATCCCAATAGTGGTATTGTGATCATTCCTCCACATAAACCAGAAACAGAGGAAGATGAGGCGAATATCGAACAACCAACTCCTTTCAAGCCACCTCTAGGATATGATGAATTCATCAAGAAATTCAAGAGACAGAAAGAAGAACAACAGGTGAACATTCAACCGGATATGTCTGGGAGTGCAATGTAATGAAAAGATTCTCCGATTTCCTCTCAGAAGCTGTTGGTCTTGTTGATAGGAAACAGCAACAGCAGGTACAACCAGAACAATCACCAGAAGCAGTTCGGCCAGAACAACCACCGGAAGCAGTTCAACCAGAACAACCAAAGAGAGTCAGTGACACTACTACTCTTGCCTTTGGTAGAATGAATCCACCCACTATCGGTCACCGCAAAGTGATGGATAAGGCCCGAGAATTGGCCGGTGAGTCGGGTGATTATCGTATATATCCCAGCCGTTCACATGATCCCCAAAAGAATCCTCTCCATCCGACTGATAAAGTCAATTTCATGAGAAAGATTTATAAGGATCATGCTCAAGCAATTCGGGATGATGAGAATGTAAAGACAGTACTTCATGCATTACAAAAAGCACATTCTGAAGGATATAAGAAGGCAAATATAGTTGTCGGTGACGATAGAGTCGCAGAATTCGAAGCACTTGCAAGAAAGTACAACGGACCAGAAGGACTATACAACTTCGATGAAATCAATATTCATTCTGCTGGGGCTAGAGATCCAAATGCAGAAGGCGTCGAAGGTATGTCTGCAAGTAAGATGAGAAAAGCTGCAAGTGATAATGACTTCGATACTTTCAGAATGGGTCTTCCAGATGACTTAGACCAACAAGATGCAATCGAACTATTCAATACAGTTCGTCGTCATATGAAGTTGGCAGAAAGTCATGAACTTTGGGAAATTGCACCAAGATTGGATGTATTGAATCTTCAAGAAAACTATCGTTGTGGTCGTCTATTTCCTATTGGTTGTATCGTTGAGTCACTTGGTACTGGTCTGATTGGTAAAGTCATTCGTACTGGTGTCAATTATGTAATCGCACTAACTGACGATAAGATTCCATTCCGAGGATGGACATGGGACATCAACAGAAAGGCATAATAAAAAGAGAGGCAATGCCTCTCTTTTTTCGTTGTTTATTCATTTATCATCTACCTCACATTTTCCACCACAGTACGATTGATGACTTGTGGTGGTTTATTCAATCCTAGAATATTCAGAAATACGGGAACTCCTAGATTTATAACAAACATAAGAGTAGCGGTGATGAAACCTACTTTAGTCACGGTACTTGCTATCTGATTCTCCAGTGAAGCAAATCGTTCCAACATAGATACACGAATAGTAGTAAACTGTTCCTTGATTTCGTTAATATCTTCTCTTATGTTCTCGTTGATTTTATCTACTTTGTCATCAACTCTCAACACTTCTAGTTTTAGTTTCTGAATATCAGATTCGGTGGATTCCTTGTGGTGTTCTAGGCGAATTTCCAGTTTAGTGATTCTGGTCCTATCGTCGTCTATAGCGTTTCGATATGCATTTATTCGTTGAATTCCATTGGTATCAACCATATCATCATCTAGTCTCATCACTTCTTCTCCAAGTCACTTTGTTTTTTAGTCTTCCTTTTGACTGGTTTGCCCATGACTGGATCATATCCGGCAACAGGGCCTTCTGCTGGTGCCGAGGAAGTGAAACCAAGATTTCCAGCCACCATCTCTTCAAAGAATTGATTCAGTCGTTTGTCGGTTTCTTCCGATACATCGACTTCCATTAGGTCTCGATAAAATGGTTTCATCAGATACACTCCAATGTCTCTGTTATGTATTTGTCGTAGTCCATTTCTTTCATCTGTGGGGGTAAACGATTGATGAATCTTAGAAATGACACTATAACTTTCCAATCCTTTTGATTTGTTTTATAAAACAACATTGGAGTAGCAGCGTCATTGAAAATATTATATAGAATTACAATGTGATTCAAAACCAGATGAATATTTATCTTGTTAGTTTCGGCATATCGTCGTAGTGAACGATTGATATGATTGAATCTACCAAGATCTTCGTAAAAAGTATCAAGAGCTACAGCGGTACGACTATCATAGTTCTCTGCCGCAAACAACAGAAAGTTGTCTTTGTTGAGTTCATCATACCGCTGCATACTCTATCCACTCACAGTCTCTAACTTATTTACACACGAACAGTCAGAGTACCACCAGTACCACCAGCGACAGTGACGGTTTCTGCATCTGCGTAACCAGCACCGTATGTAGCGATAACAGCGGATGTAATCGCACCACCAGTGGATGAGACAGTCGCGACATCAAATGTCAGGTCAGCACCACCACCTCCGCCAAGGTTTGCATCTGCAATGGTGATGGTTTCATCTACGACATAACCCGAACCACCACTGACTACAGTGATAGCAGCTGCCCCGGAACCATCCACAACTACACTGAAAGTAGCACCAGTACCAGCGAGTTCGGTAGTATAGTCACTTGCACCGATTGTATATGTACCAGCAGTCCGTAGAGGATCAGCTGCACCAATAGTATCTACGGTAGCGATGATACCACTGGTAATTGCACTAGCCGTAATGGTCACTGTGAGGTTACTACCAGAACCACCAGTCACTGCCTTCGTGCCAGCAGTATATCCGCTACCAGCCGTCTTGATTACAACTGCATAGGCACCACCAATTGAGGGATATCCAGCACCAGAACCATTGATTGCACGAGTTACTAGTGTGTTCAGGTTGGAATCGGTATATAGTGTCTTTGCTTCCAAAACTTCATCATAGTACTTACTACCATCCGAAGCTTCAAAGTGACGCTCTGTCCAACCCTGATTGGTAGCATAAACATATCTTTTATCGACTTCACCACCAGCTACAGCATACTTAGGAAGCTGACTAGCGGCGTCGTAGTTACCAGAGAGAGGCATGATATTATTCTCCTATCTTTACTTAGTTATTTATTTTCTTTTGTTTCTTTCTTCGACTTGACTTCTCCCGACTTCTTGCCTTTTCCATATTCGGGCATAACTTCGACATAGGGATGTTCTTCATTGAACATCTCACCACGCCAGTCGGAGAGATAACCTTCTTTCTGGAGTTGACGAATAACTGCATTCGCTCTGGATGCCAGTTTATCTTCACGAGCACCACGAGGAAGTTTACGAACAGTAGAAGCAGGTGCTTCTTTCTTCGGTTCTCTCTTCTCGGGTTCGTATTGACGATTCTCCCTATCCTCTCTGGCCTTCTCACGGGCCTGGATATCATGAAGTAGTGATTCACCACGTTCACGAGTTTCACGTTCACGTTCCTTACCAGCAAGAGAACGGCGTTCTTCCTTGGCTCTCTCGACTCTCTTCTTGATATCTTCTGAACCACTTTCCTGTTCCTTACGAGACTTGGAAAGTTTTGCATATTCGGCATAGTCAGCAGCAGAGGCACGTCCTTGTTTAATCTTCTGTTTCAGTGCCTCGATACTTTCCATAATATATTCCTCACGTTGGAGGTCTTTAATGATTGCATTGGCAGCAGCAATCTTATCACGACGAATCTGTTTATTGTGTTTTGGATGTTCTTCTGGTGATTCTGAACGTTTACGAGCAGCTTCTTTGGCTGCGTCGAATTGAGCTCGGCGTTCCTTACGTTTTTTGTTATCTTCGTCCCACCGTTTCATGAAGTCCGACATGGACTCACCTTCACGTTGGAAAACAGTTTCCGTGATGTGGTCATGTTGTAGTCGTTCTAGACTCTCACGTACCTGTTTAGTCAAACCAGCAGCGAGGTCGGGGTGTTCTTTGCGTAGTTTGGCTGCACGTTCCTTTCTATATTCGTCGTAACGTTTCTTATCCTTCTCGTATGTTGATCTTTGTTCATGGTGTCGTTTGGCTGTATCGACCCAATCTCGTTCGTGTGACTCTCCTTCTGACCTCTTCTCTTCACCAAGAACAGACTCGGCAATCTCCTGACGAACGGATTCAAATGGATTCTGGTGGAACTTCATATTGCACCTTTAGTGATACTATATCAAGAAGTATTTATGATATCGTTGACACTACTCAACTGTCTGTGTTATAATGCAGATGAACTCAAGGAACTGCTATGTTTATCGAAGAATCCTTCATAACCACAGTGTCGTCTCGTCTTCGTAACTTCAAAAGAGTCAAATCCGGACTCTACAATTTCTCATGCAATATCTGTGGTGATTCGAAGAAGAACACAAAGAAAGCGAGAGGATACTTTTACACCTTCAAGAGTAGTTACCTGTTCAGGTGTCACAACTGTGGTGCCTCGATGTCATTCGACCACTGGTTACAACATCTGGATGCAGACCTACACAAGGAATATAGACTACAGAAGTTCGAAGAAGACAACACCAGAACAAAGAGAGTCAACTCATATAAACGTGTAAGGACAGAACTCAAAGAAACACCGAAACCATTCAAGAGAAGTATTCTATCCGAACTCAGTTCACTATCACAACTAGACGATACACATCATGCTAGAGTGTATGCTGAGAATCGTAAACTCCCGCTGGATAATCTGTATTACATAAGTGGATTCAAGAAATGGGTCAATACTCATAAGAAACAATTCAATGACACCAGATATGACGATGATAGAATCATCATTCCACTGTGTAAGGAAGATGGTTCTGTGTATGGAGTACAGGGTAGGTCACTGAACAAAAATAGTAAAAATAGATACATCACTGTTCTGTTTGATGAATATCCTAAGATATTTGGTATGGACAGAATCGACAGAAATAAACCAATCTATGTGGTTGAAGGCCCGTTCGATTCACTATTCGTACCAAATTGTCTGGCGATGGTTGGTGCGGATGTTTCACCAGAATCACTAGGAATAACAGACTATGTGATGATATGGGACAACGAACCAAGGAGTGTACAGATTTGTAACAGAATGGAGAAACACATCAATTCCGATGGTAAGATCGTCATATGGCCATCGGACATAACACAGAAAGACATAAATGATATGGTTCTTTCTGGCGTGGATGTCGTGGATATCATCAATACATATACATGTAAAGGATTGACTGCTAAGTTACGATTCGGTAAGTGGAGGAAGTGTTAGTATAAATAGTTGTGTCAGCGAGTTAGCGACAGCACTATCGTAGTGAATCACAAAGAGAATGGCACAAACCATTCTTGATTCGGACCATTGGGGGTACTTGTTACCCCCAATCATTTGGGAACAAATATGTTATTTCAAATACAGATTGGTAAAAAAGATATACCACTAACTCATCACATACTGTACTCATTGATCACATCTTTATCTAAAGACCTAGTGAAGAGTGGGTTTGATTTTCTTATACGTAGAGGGTGGGCTTCGATTTTAGTAGACATCCTACATGAGTTTGAAGTAGAAGATCCAGATGTAAAGAGACTATTACATGCAGTATGTTATGCACTGGAAGATAATGAAGTAACACTAGACGAATCACTAGGTATAATAGACAGACTCCAACAGGTGTTTGGGATAGAGTATGTCAATCAACTATTCGTGAGTGATGATTTCGTTCGTGAACAAAGAATGGACAATGAAGTCGAATATGCAGTCGATGAATATATAGATAATAGAGGGTGGACGGAACAAGTAGATATAGTTGAACAAGCTAAAGTAACTGAACTGCCGCCCGATGGTAGTTATGCTCAGTATGTTCTTGGCGGATTTCGTGAAATCAAATATGAGGGATTGCACTTTGGACAAGAAGAAAAAGAAAACTAAGTTTCAAGACGGAGATATCTGGTTCAACCACATGACAAGAACACCTTATATCTTCCGTGATGGTTCATGGATGGCAATCACCGAGAATACACTGTTGTCAGATGTAGCAATCAAATAGTATAATATTGGTAGAGATTCGATCTCTACCTCTTTTTATATTGAGGTAAATACAGATATGATTTGATGGACTATAAGTATGAAACCTGCATCTGCGAAATCGAAAGGTCGTACCTTTCAGAATATGATTCGTGACCTTATTCTGGAATCTTTTCCGATTCTGGAACAGGATGATGTAAGAAGTACTGCAATGGGCCAGTCCGGTGAAGATATACAATTATCACCAGCAGCCAGGAAAGTATTTCCATATGCAGTTGAGTGTAAGAATCAGGAGAAAATATCATTATGGTCTTGGTGGGAACAAGCATGTAGTAACGCCAAATCATTCCAACCACTACTGTTCATCAAATCAAATAGAAAGAAACCAGTCGTTGTGGTTGATGCAGAATACTTCTTTGAATTACTGAGGAATAGAGATGAAAACCAGCCAGAAGGGAATTGATATAATCAAAGAATTTGAAGGTTGTGTACTGACTGCATACTATGATGCAGTTGGTATCATTACCATTGGTTATGGTCATACCGGGCCAGATGTATATCCAAATAAAACAATCTCACAACAGGAAGCCGAAGACACTCTGAAGAAAGATGTGGTTCGATTTGAAGAAGGTATTGGTCGGTTAGTCAAGGTACCA